TATTGTCTCTTATCAATCTTGCATTAAAGTGCGGTGTTGGCAATAGCATTCGTGCATTACAGAGGCAGCAATCGCTTCTGACAAACTCTTATAAATCATATAGACCAGAAAGACTATTGCAACAACTACAAAGAGTTGATAATATACCTAACACATCTTTCCATCTATTTGCTATTGGTGGAAGAGATAAGACTGCTAAATGGCTAATGGAACATTAGAATCTCAATGATATAAATATAAAAAATTGGGAGGATAACCATGTTAAAATTTGCAGATTTTTTAAGCCAAATTGAAGAAGATGAACTTGGTTTTACAGAAGAAGATTTTGAAGTAACAGGTGATGAACAATATGAAGATTGGGGTGAGCCTGAAGAACTAGAAGAATCAGAATATAAAGGTCGTAAAGTTAAATTGGGTAAACCATTTTTAACTCCCAGTGGGCCTGGCAAAAGAGCTGTTTATGTAAAAAATGACAAAGGTAACGTTGTAAAAGTTAACTTTGGCGATCCTAATATGAAAATCAAAAAGAATATTCCTGCCAGACGTCGTTCATTTAGAGCACGTCATCATTGTGATACAAATCCTGGCCCCAGATGGAAAGCCAGGTATTGGAGCTGTCGTGCTTGGTAATGACTGAAGAAAAAACTAATTCCTCTGTTTATGTAAATAAACTTGGAATGACAAATAGAATAACTACATTTAGATGTAACACTATTTTGCGAGATAGATTATTTGCATATGCAGAGTCTATTGAGCGAGATCCTTCATCTATTATTAGAGAAGCAATTGCTGAATATCTAAGAAATAGATCTAATGGAATTAATAATCAATATAGTAGTTGGACTGCAAAATCCAATAATATTTAAAGGAGAAATCTTAATGAAGAATACTTTACTTGCCAGTGCTCTTGCTGCTGGCCTATCTACTGCAGCTGTTGCTGGTCCTTCACTTACCATCAATGGTGCTTATAACTCCAGTGATAAGGAATATACTCTTGGTGTTGCTGGTGGTCTAGAAGTATTCGGCTTTGGTCCAATGGGCATTTCTGCTGAAGGTACATATGACATGACGAAGAAGACATCTTCTGGTTATCAACATGACGTATTCGGCAATGCTATTTTTGCTTATAAGGTTGAAGGCTTTGGTGTCACTCCATACGTTCTACTCGGTGCTGGTTATCGTTGGGATGATGTTGCTGGTAACGAAGCAAAGTACAACTGGGGCGGTGGTCTAAAGTTCGCTCTATCCGAAATGATCGACGTTGATCTGCGTGCTCGCCGTATTTCTTCTTATAAGGGTGATACACCAGACAATGATAAGGTCACGATTGGCGTCAAGTTCAAGTTCTAATAATTGGCAGATTGTTAATCAAGAAAGGTGGCTTCGGTCACCTTTTTTATTTTACTTTTTCTGAAAATATGATATAATTATTATATGATATGGAAAGGAAAAAACATGAATTCCTATAAAGTGATCTACAACATAAAGCTGAAAAAGAAATCTTCAGTTTTATATGGTCTTCTTCTTGAAGAATCAGTAAAGTTTCCTACTTTAGACTCAGCTCATAAATTTGCTCTTCGACTTATGAAAAATCAAAAGAGCAAATATGAGGTTATTGGTAAGCCTATAATTGAAATGGCTTAAACAAAATTGGAAGATCGTCTAAAAGTAGGACAGCGGACTTTGACTCCGTCAATCTAGGTTCGAATCCTAGTCTTCCAGCCACTACTTCTTTTCTTCAGTTTCTGCTTCAGCTTTTTTCTTAGCTTCTTCTAGGAAGAAATACAGATTGTTAATATTCTTTTGGCATTCAGTATTTCTTCTATGCATTTCAACAATAAGTTTAGCAACTTGTTTATCTGTAAGAGTTGCAGGATCTGGATACTTTCTTAGATTCTTACAGTAAAACATTGTACGTTCAGGTATAATAACCTTAGAAACTGTTTTAGTTATAACCTGAGGAGGCTTACTTCCAGCGCATCCAGCCAAAAGAAGTGATGCACCAATTATAGTTAATAATGATTTCATTTTGGTATCTTTCTCAATTGATCAATAGTTTTCTTTAAGATATCTGAAGCTGGTCTATCTTTTGAATTTGTATCAATATTTTTATTGATATTTCCTACTTTGTCATTAAATGCTTTTTTATCTTCAGCATTCTTTTTGATAAACTCTTGCTGCTTCTTGTTAATTTCTTCAAGACGCTTTTTCATTTCAGCTTGATCTTTAAGATTTTGCTCAATTTGTTTTTGATTGAATTCTAGTAATGCTTCACGTTCTATTCCTTTTCTCCAGGAATAATAAATACCTGTAAGAGAACCAAAAACAATTACACCAATGGCTACGTACAAATAAAGTTTCATATCATCCTCCTCTTTCGTGATTATTTATAAAAAGAAAGAAATAAAATGCTAGAAGTAACAGAAGAAATGATTGTTGATTGCAATGAAATGTGTATATCAATGGGCGAAACAAATAACAATTTTAAAAAAATCTTAAATCAAGGTAAGATTTATAAACAAAATGGATTAACACCTGTTTATATTCTTCATGAAAATGGTTTACTTGAAATTATTATAAAAGAAACTACTGATGAAAAAAAATTACACTAAGTTGTTGACATTTACTAAAGAATAATATATATATTATTAGTGATGCCAATAATGGGTCACTTAACACAAACCTTGCTTAATAGGAGGTAATTATGGCAAATAATTGGATTAACCATATGCTGTCTGATGCAGCAAATTTTGAAAAATATTTTGTTGGAGCAGACAAAGTTTTTAATACCCTAGCAAAAGCTCATGATACTTTTGCAAAATCTGTACCAGGATATCCACCTTATAATATTGCTAAAGTTGATGATAACAAGTATGTTATCGAAATGGCTATTGCCGGCTTTGGTAAACATAATATTGATCTTGAACTTCAAGATGGCACCTTAACAATCAAGGGTGGATTAAATCTTGATGAAATTGAATCACCTTATAAGGATCCAACTGGTACAATGCAATACATTTATAAGGGTATTGCTGATCGAGTATTTACTCGTAAATTTACTCTTGCCGATTCAGTTGAAGTTAAGAATGCAGAACTTGTTAATGGTATGTTGAAGGTTTGGCTTGAGAATATTATTCCCGAAGAAAAGAAACCAAAGAAGATTAATATTAATGAACCGGGTGAAAAAGAATCTAAATCTGAACTTTTAGCGGAATAGTAATCTACCAGGGGGACTTCGGTCCCCCAAATCTTTTAAAGAGGAAAAAATGTTAAACTTTATAAATTCAATTGGTGAATATGCTGAAACTTGGATTCGAATCAATAGAACTATTAGAGAACTTTCAATGCTTACTGATAAAGAATTAAAAGATATTGGAATATATCGTTGTGAAATTCCTTACATAGCATATATGGCATATTCAAAATGAACTGGTTATTCTGGGTTATATTAACTCCAATGGAATGGTTAGCAGCAAAAATAAATAAATAATAACGTGAATTCTTCTATATTATGAAAACAAAAATAATATGGGAGATCTATTATGCACGTAACATTCGAGCAATTGAATGATTTTTTTGATGATACTAACGAAGATATTGTAGAGTCTTTTGTTGGTCCATTGAATGAAACATTTGATGAGTTTGAGATTAATAATCCACAACGCATTTCTATGTTTCTTGCTCAGGTTGGGCATGAATCAGGCGGTCTTAGACATCGCAAAGAAAATCTAAATTACTCTGCTGCTGGATTGAATAAGATATTTCCAAAATATTTTATTCGTGCTGGCAGGGATGCAAACGAATACCATCGTCAACCAGAAGCTATTGCCAACGTAGTCTATGCTAATCGCATGGGTAATGGTGATGAAGATTCCGGTGATGGTTGGAAGTTCTGTGGTCGTGGTTTAATCCAATTAACAGGACGTAATAACTATACCGCATTTGCTGAGTTCATGGAAATGGATTTGGATGAAGTAGTAGAATACTTAGAAACTCCAGATGGAGCAGCAATGTCTGCTGGATGGTTCTGGGATTCAAGAGACCTAAACAAGTGGGCTGATGAAGGCAATATTATCAAATGTACTAAACTAATTAATGGTGGTACAATTGGTTTGACTGACCGCAAGAAACATTATGAAGAAGCCCTTCATATTTTCGGAGGTTAATAATGGCTAATTTTTCATCAACACTACCAAATCCTGAAGCAGAACCTACACCACCAGCATCTGTAACAGTAATGGAATCTAAGGATTTTACTCCTAGAACTAATAGAGTATCATCATCTTCTAGTGCAACTGCTGCAACGCCAGAAGCACAACTTGCTCAGATTGATTTTGAGAAAGAGAAGTGGAAGGCCGAACAAGCAAAGCAAAATGAAGATTGGATGAAGACTAAGTGGAGACCAGCAATGGGTTGGCTCTACATGGCTATTTGTTTCTGTGATTTCGTTGCGTTTCCAATCATTGCTATGTTTATGCCTGTCATGATTAAGATGCAATATGTTGCTTGGAAGTCTATAACGCTTGATAACGGTGGTCTTATCCATCTAGCATTTGGTGCTATTCTTGGTATCACTGCATTTGGTCGTACTCAGGAAAAAGTTGCTGGTAAAGCAAAATAACAGTTTACTTTTACGCTCGTTTATGATATGATTATATACAATATGTGGAGGTTGTATGAGCAATTTTTATACCGTTGCACACGTTCGTGGAAATAAAATTTATCTTCGTGGTTATGATTCGGGTAGAAAAGTACAAGAGATTATAGAATATAAACCTTATCTCTTTATTAAATCAAAAAAAGATTCGCCATTTAAAACACTTAATGGCGAATCTGTTTCACGCATAGATTTTGATTCTATTCGTGATGTAAAAAACTTTACATCAAAATATGATAATATAGAAAACTTTGAATATTTTGATTATACATTTTTTCTATATCAATATTTGTATGATACTTATCCTGGAGAAATAAAGTATGATCCTGGAGTAGTGTCTGTTGTTACTATTGATATTGAGGTTGCATCCGATGCTGGTTTTCCTGATATTCAATTAGCAAATAAACCAATTACTGCAATTACATATCGTAAAAACAATGAAAGTGTAGTATTTGGCTGCAGTTATTATAAGCCAAAATCAAATGATGTAACATATGTCCTTTGCAAGGATGAAAAAGATCTACTTCAAAAATTTATTACACTCTGGTCTCATAAAGATTGGATTCCTGATATTGTTACTGGTTGGAATGTTGAATTTTTTGATATTCCATACATTGTTAATCGTATTAATGTTGTACTTGGCCAAAATGAAGCAAAGCGTTTATCACCTTGGAAAATTCTTGAAGAAAGAATGATTGATATTCGTGGAACACCAAGTCAGACATATGTTCCTCTTGGTGTTGTTGTTCTTGATTATTTGCATTTGTATAAAAAGTTTTCATTTTCCAATCATGAATCATATCGTCTGGATCATATTGCCAATGTTGAACTTGGTGAAAAGAAAATTGATTATTCAGAATATGATTCTCTTCTAGATCTTTATAAGAATGATTTTGAAAAGTTCATTGACTATAATATTCATGACGTTACTCTTGTTCATAGATTGGAAGAAAAACTAGGATTGATTCAACAGGTTATGGCATTGGCATACGATGCTAAAGTTAACTATGTTGATACACTCACTACAGTTCGACCTTGGGATGTTATTATTAGAAACTATCTAATGGATAAGAAGATAGTTATTCCACAATTTACTCCTTACACTGATCCATTTGAATTTGTTGGCGGATATGTTAAACCACCGCAGGTTGGTATGCATAAGTGGGTTGTTTCATTTGATTTGAACTCGCTATATCCTCACCTAATTATGCAGTACAATATTAGTCCTGAAACATTTATACGCAGACACGAGGATTTTTATAGCATTGATGAGTTGTTGAATGCTGACTTTAAAATTCATAAGGCTGGACTTGATGGTAAAAGCGAAGTAGCTTTTGCTGCGAATGGTTGTACCTACCGTAGAGATAAGCAAGGGTTTCTTCCAGAAATTATGGAGAAGATGTATAATGATCGTGTTTTGTATAAACAAAAAATGATCGAAGCAAAAAAGAAATATGAAGAAACAAAAGATAAAGAACTTCAAAAAGATATTGCACGATATCATAATATGCAATTGGCCAAGAAAATTCAATTAAACTCAGCTTATGGTGCGCTTGGCAATAGATATTTTAGATGGTTTTCTGTTAATAATGCAGAAGCAATTACCATGTCCGGACAGCTTTCAATTCGGTGGATTGAAAAGAAAATCAATAAATTTATGAATAAAATGTTGAAGTCTAAATCTGATTATGTTTTGGCTTCAGATACCGATTCTATCTATGTTAATATGGGTCCAGTAGTAAATGCTATTGGAAAGGATCTAGATGATCTTGAAATTGTCAAAATAATTGATGAATTTTGTGAAAAGAAAATACAGCCATTCATTGATAAGTCTTATCAAGAATTGGCAGATATGATGAATGCTTATCAACAAAAAATGCAGATGAAGCGTGAAAATATATCCAATAAGGGTATATGGAAAGCTAAGAAAATGTATATCCTTAATGTATGGAATTCTGAGGGTGTACAATATTCTGAACCAAAACTTAAAATGATGGGCATTGAAGCGGTTAGATCTTCAACCCCACAATCAGTTCGTGATAATATTAAAAAAGCTCTTGATATTATTATGAATAAGGATGAAGAAACTCTTCAACAATTTATATATCAATTCCGTGAAAAATTTAATACTCTTAAATTTGAAGAAATAGCTTTTCCTCGTGGAGTAAAAGGTTTGCCTAAATATAAGGATTCGGCAAATATATATAAAAAAGGTACGCCGATTCATGTTAAAGGGGCTTTGCTATATAATAAGTTGATCTTAGAAAAGGGTATACAATCACGTTACCAACCTATCTCGGATGGAGACAAGATCAAATTTTCTTATTTAAAAATGCCAAACCCTTTAAAAGATACGGTTATTTCTGTACCCGGTGCTTTACCAGCACAGTTCGGGCTGGATAATTATATTGATTATGATTTGCAATTTGAAAAATCATTTTTGGCTCCAATTAAATCTATCTTGGATGTGATTGATTGGAGACATGAACAGACATCAACACTCGAGGACTTTTTCTCATGACCAACAAATATGTAGCGGAACTTGAAGATTTTGATTTTGGATTTAGTATTGTTAATGAAGAAGAGTTAGATGTTGTTCAATCTATTAAGCAAGAAATTGCTGCATCTTCT